GTTTGTTTACCCCTTCTTTTATCTTATCTCTTGCTTCTTCGTTTATTAAAATATCTTTTTTCATTTAAATTCTTCCGTCCATTGCTTGGCTATGTTAGTCCAAGTAAATTTATTTCGCGCCCATTCCATCATTGGTTTTCTGATTTCCTCTAACTCTTTGGGTGTTTTCTTCATTAGTCCAATGAGTTCCTTCTTATACTGTGCTTTTATCTCGTCATCGTAGATGTCTTTGTCTATGATTGGTATCTTAACCCCGTGTTGTACGGTTTCTTTTAGTGCCGCATAACTACAAACCACCGGGATTGCTCCTGCTGCTTGGCACTTCATTGCTGTTATACAGCTTATTTCGTAGAAATGTGTCGGGTAAGTCCAGAATCCTGATTTGAATGTCTCATCTACCACCTCCTGCTGACCTACTCTTCCGTGATGAACGACGCCTTCTTGTTTCATTAGTTCGTCTACTTTAGCTTTCCAAGCCTTTCGCTCCGGGTTGTTAGTATGTATTGCATCGAATAGGTTCCATCCGTAGAATATGTGTAGCTCTGCATCGGGTACTTCCTTTCTGATATCAGGCCACATCTTCAGAAGGTTATCGAGCCCTCTGTCGTAGGACGACGTCCATATACATCTGTGTATGTTTCTTTTTGGTTTCTTCCCCTCAAATTGCGCGAGATCTATTCCGTTCCCTGTTAACATAAACTTATCATCTGTTAGCCACTCTTTATTCCCGTCGTTTATGCACGTTTCCTTATGTGCTTCTGATAGTACGAATATCTTATCTATGTTGGCTACCCGCTCTTTAGTGTACTCAAGGGGATTCTGAACATCGTGGTTCCATAGGTATGTCTTTTTAGCATTCCATTTAGTGTTAAAGAATTGCACTACGCGCCAACCTATTAGGATGTTGAATTCGTCCTTTTCGTTAAAGTTGAAGTATTTTCTATAATGTACCCCGTCGTAATCCTTCTCTGTTTGGGGATCTCCGTATACGGTTACTTCCCACCCAAGTTTGGTGAGTTCTCTTCCCATATTGATAACCGCCTCTTCACTTCCTCCTATGCCTTTTGCCATATTATCCGGCGACCATTCTTCGAATCCCTTACCACACATTATTGTTATCTCGTTTTTACCCCACTTCTTTGGCTTGGAGAAGTCTTTCCTTAGTGATGCAATCACGGGTTCATTAGCAAGGTTTTCGGGTAATGCTTTGATTATAAATTCTATCTTATCCTTCTCACCCCGCTCTTCTAAGTATCTGACTAATTGAATTATATTGAATACTGTTTGGTTGTCGGTTCTTAACTGTGCCAACCCCTCAACTCTTTCCTTTATTCCGGGATCGTTGGGGAATATCTTTTGTAGTTCTGTGACCGCAGCCCACGCCTGGTCTATGTTTTGTGTATTGATTCCTATGTTAAATAAAACCTCAAGTATTCTTGCTTTCATATCCCTTGGGTTCATTACTAACGTTGTTTTAGGATAGGGAACCTTCTGACTCAATTGTACCCAATGTAGTGCCTTGTCCCATCTTTTAAGATATAGATAGTTTAACGCCATATCTATGTAAAACTGTGGAAACTTCGGGGATTCTATTAGCGCGTTGGCTATTGCCTTGATTGCAAGGTTAAACCTTCCGGTTTGTCTGTAAATTTCACTCAAGTATTCCCACGCCTGACCTCTCTCTTCTTCCCACCCACTCATCGTGTTGGTCTCCGATCCTTCGAGGTATCTTTTAATTAAGTCCTCTGCCTTTGCAAATGAGTCATCTGTTCTTAGGTCAAAGTACGCCTTCCCTAAATAGTAGACTATTCGGGGATCCTTCTGATTCCCTTGTCTCTCGAGTTCCGCTTCAAGTATCTCAATGTTTCTCTTCATCGCGTCCATCATTCTTGAATCGTCCGAAAGGTGTACCACGTCGCACAGGTCTGAGTCGGTCTTGTTTGTCTCCACCTGATCTATCAGGGTTTCGTGGATAGCTCCTACCCACTTGTATGATTTATTGTTCTTTATTAGTCTCTCTCTTAAATGCTCTATTAAAACATCTTTTACTTGTATACCTTTTTTTCCGTTTTCTTCTATTACATCGAATTCAACCTTGTATAGGTAATTAAAAAACACAGAGGAAGCTTTTACTGATTCCGCCAGTTCTGCCACCTTCTGTAGGTTACTCGCTCCCCGGAACAAATCGTCAGCATCAAGCCACATAAAGTAGTCGTACTTCTCGTCTATTTGGCTCATATTGAAGTTTCTTGCGGCGGCGAAGTCTTTAATCCATTTAAAGTAACTTATTTCAGGTTCCGGGTATCCTTTTGAAAGCGCGAACACTTTTAGCTGTGTTGCTAAGTCCTCTGCTTCCTTGGACACCTTATCTCCTGAATAGGTAATTGTATAATAAATTCCGTCTATATATTTACCGACACTACTGAGGTTTCTTGTAATGATCTCCAAGGGTTCGGTATCCTTTAGGATCATTGCTAATGCTATTTTATATTTGTTCATAGTTTTTCACACACCCTGAATTCAGGGAATTTCTTGGCGAACTCTGTGAAGAATTGCTTGTCTAATTTTATATCCTTGTACAGGGTTTTGGCAATAACTATTATAGGTTTAGGCGCGTCTGCCATATACCTCATCCTCGAACCCTTTGTCGAACCGTACTTGTCTCCCCTTGTTCTTCTCTTCTCGTCGATGTCTACTAAGAACGACTCGTACTCATCAGCGCGAGTCTTCTTCCAATACTCTACTATCTCACGGATTACATCCCACATATCCCGTTTGTTTTTCATTTGGATTAATCGGTCAATAAATTCAACCTTATTTGCATCTATTATTTCACCTGTTATTGGATTCACTGTTTTCATATTATCTCCGGGCCTTCCACCCGGCAGGGAGCATTGAGTTAAAGTGCTGCTCTGACACCAATAAGTCGCTGTTTAAGCTTAACCGTTGATGGCGAAGCCAGTTTCCTTAAAGTTGGATCTCTCAGCAAGATATTCAAGGGTTCCTTCCCCAATGATTTCTCCTGACTGATAGTCTCCGTCTTTAGGCCTGTCTTCTGCTTTTGGCTGCCTCAAGTAAGCTATCTTCCACTTATCTTCTCTTAGACCGATAAGTGTAACCGTTCCAGCTGAGTTTTGTACATCCTTATGTGCCATTACGCTGTGTACTCCGAAGTCTGACTCGTAAACCATTACTGGTCTAACAAGTTTCTTGTCGGTTGCATCAACGTATCTGGTTGAACCTGCGGTGAAGGATGAGATTTTTCTCTTCAATCCACCTGGTACCAGAATCATATTAGGAACGTAATCACTACCCACATCTGTCCACACGCCTTGAATTGACTCGTTGAATGAATCCTCAGATAAGGATGATCCCGAGTTTCTTGCGGTAACGTGTGTAGTAATGACTGCATCGATTCCATACATTGCTCTTGCAACGCCTGAAGAACCGGAAGCTCCTGGTGTGCTATTTATCAAAGCATACTCAAGTTTATTCTTCCAAGCTCTAAGTGCTTTACCTTTTTGGTAAGCAAATGGATCGCCCATTCCTGCTACTGCTACAGCCTGTTCAGTTCCTGATACTCTAAAAGAATCGGAAATTATATGAGTAAAATTTCCTCTTCTTGAAGGTTGAGTCAAGTCCTCGTATGTAGTCTGTTTACCTTCGACTGATGTAGAAACGCTGGAAGGTCTTGCAATGTAGTCCTCTAACCACTCGTGGTATGTACCCTTTGCGGTTGTAGTGCCTAACATTGTTGATAAGGGATTATCATCGGGTGATACGTCGCTGATCACATCGATTAAATCCTCTCTTCTTGCTGCATCATCATAAGTCAATAATCCGAATGCCATTTTTAAGACCTCCGTTAAATTAAATACTATAGTCCAGAGCGTCTTAATCGTTCAGCAAGGGCGCGGTCGTCGCCTCTTCGTGATGCTTCTCTTAAGTTTTCAACGTCTTCTGCTGTAAGTTTTCGCTTATCGCTTCTTCCTTCAGCTTCTAATGTTGCGCTTTTTTGCTCAACTGACTTCTTAGCTTGTTGAAGCACCTCGTTTTTGATTTCAGAACCTTTTTTGCTGAATGCTGTATCCCATTCCCTTTTTAATTCCCTGGCTATTTTAGCCGCGGATGGTAATGGTCTATAAGCACCAGTCATTATACCTCTTGCGTATCTATCAAGTTCTGCTCTGTACTGTCCAGCTACTGCGATATCGAATAACTTATTATATTTATCCGAATCAGGATCGAGTTCCGGGAACGACTGTTGTGCTTTGAACTCTTCCATTTGAAGGCTTATTTGGTCTTGGGGAGTAATCAACGGAGCTACTACGCTACCGTCTTTTATACCTTCCATTGCCGAATTACCTTCACCTTTCAGGGCTTTATTTTCCCTTTTAAGTTGATCAAGTTCTTCACGAACAGCTTTCCAGTTCTTATCCCCAGCTGGTTCTTCAACTTCGGTTTCCCCTATTGGTGTTTGTTCAGGCTTCTCTGCCGTTTCAATAGATTCTTCCTCTGTTTGGTTTTGTTCAACAGACGGCGAATCCTGTTCGGTGGTACTCTCTTCCACCTCGTTTTGTTCTGCCATAATTGTTCACCTCTTTTCTTACAGCCCGATAATGGGTGGCGAACCCCCAGGTTACGTCCTGGTACCTACAAGTCAGACTAATCCGACTAATAGGTATCAGAATACAACCTTGCCGTCTCTCGTTAGGTGTCCGTTTAAGAATATGTCCTCATCGTCCAGGAACATCCCCGCTCCACAAAGACTGCATTTTATCTCTCTTGCTCCTACGCGCTCAAAGTTATGCTCACACTTACTTTTAACGGCGATGTTTGTTAGTTCCACTTCGCCTTCCCAGAATTCATTTGAGCTTTCCGGCAATCCTTTTACCTTTTCCTTTTCCATTCTAATCCTTTTTCTTTATTAACTTCTCGAACATTTCCCTAAATTTATCATCGTATTCTCCACGTTCCTTTTTTCTTATATCTTTAGCTCTTGCTATTGATAGATCTATCTCTGTTAGAAGTTCTTTGGCTATATCAGCACTGTGGAAAGCATTGAGTTCGGCCCATTCCCAATCTTCCTTCTTTAATCCTCGAGGATCAACCCAGCTGTGCCAAGCCCTCTTCTGCAGCCATTCCTGTAGAACCGACCATCCCGGGGTTAACTTGAGCTCCTCCAGGGATTCCCCCTCCCTGACCGCCCTCAACTCCTCCTCCGATAGCTTGATTGGTTTGCCCATTCATTGCTCCTTGCTGTTGGACAACATCGAAGTACTTCTCAGATCCCTTGAAGCCCAACTTTTCAAGTGAATCTCCTAATAGTTCTGCAAATTTAACTGATTTACCTTCCATCTGCAACAGTTGTACGGTCGCAGGGTTCATTATTAAACTTAAGGTTTCTCTTATAAGGCTCTTCTCTTCCATTGAAGACAGCGCTCTCATTGGCTCTACATCGATTATAAAGTCGTAGTTTCCTGTCATATCCTCGGGAGTCATATAGATTGTCCCCACTTCTCCTGTTTCGTCTAATTCCATCTTGGGTACGAACTTACCTTCTTTTTGTACCGGGAACCTTGGGTATTGTCTGAGTTCGGGTTCTATACCTTCTTCTGCTAAGTCTGCTTGTCCTAATGCTTCTTCCTCTGTTATCCCTGTGTCGTAGGCATCCATTCCCATTTCCTTGAACTTTGAGATTGCTTCTTTACCCACTACTCTTAAGGGTATCATTTCCTTTGAAGGATCGCTGAATATAAACTGTTGATTCATTAAAAACCAGAACGTGTACAGCTTCTTGATTGCCTCTGACATAAATATCTGATTGAAGTTATCTCTTATCGACCTTGTGAATTGCGTCTCGCGTATTTCAGTTGCTGTCTTCTCCCCACCGAATGGCTCAAGAGATGAGAATGCTCCCCCCGCGTCTCCCATTGCTTCCTTGTATATTCCCGCAAGTAACCCATAAACGTTCACGAATTGGTTCATAGCGCCTGACGTGGCATCTAATGGTACTACGTCTGTCGCCGGGTTGTTCATCTTCCACTTCTTTCCCGCTCCCCATTCAAGTGAGTTCATATCTACACCCGCCGGGTTTATCTTTAAGACTCTGTATAAGTCCATATTGACCGAGTCTACGAATTGCGATGCAAGTGCGTTCATTGCTTTTTGGATTTTCTCCACGGGTTCTATCTCTGATAGTCCCCAGATATCATCGTCTACTCTTATGTATCTTAAATGTATCACCGGGATTTGTTTATGCTTATATGGGTTTTCTCTGTCCTGTACAATCACACCGTGTTTTGGTGCGAATACTATCTTTTTATTATCTCGTAGTTCTGTGACTACTTCTATGATTTTAAACTCAGGGGCTTCATCTTTACCTAAATAGTCTGTATTAGTTGATACGTTCTTACTGAAGACATCATATTCTGTGTCTCTCGAGTCCCCGCCCTTGTCTTTAACTGATTTTCTAAGTAAGTCTAAGTTCTTATAAACAGGCTTCTCACCTGAGACGTCGTTTACTCTTTCCATCTCTTCGATTGTTAGCCAATCTCTGTATTGAAACCAATTCTTGACTGCTGAGTATGATGGATTAGGTAGTGAGTCCTTTGGGTTTAGTACCTTAAAGTTAGGCCCGTCGAACTTCGTTTCACCAGACTCATCAGTTTTAAATTCCCATTTAGCTATTCCGAACGAAGCGCCGAATATCCTTGTCTGTAAATCCATCAGTGCCCACTTGGCTATCATAGGATCGTTGTCTATTCTTGAGGCTTCATCCCATTGAAAGTCTAACATCTCGTTGTTTATCTTCGCTCTGACTATATCCCCGCCTTCTCGTGGGATTAGACGACCTTTAGGTTTACCACCGTTTAGTCGTGCCATCTTTTCAAATAAGGATGAAAATGTTTGAGGGATAAATATTAGTGATTGATACGGCCAATTGTTCTCATTTATGTAGTTTCGGAATAACTCATACTTACTATCCCAATCATTCCATCGGCTCTCGTTATCTTCTTTAGCCATCTTATAGTGCTGATTGACTATAGTAAATAGTTTTTGTTCTTCTTCTGTTCCTTTTGGTTTTGTAAATCGGGCCATAAAAAAATACCGACAATATCTTATAATGATATGTCGGCTTTCACAAACTGTTTTTGCAAAAACTTTAATTTGTTATACGTATTATACACCATCTCAATCCTTGATTTCAATATCTAATTTTCTCCAACTATGTGATTTCGTTACTGTTACAGTTCCATTCTCTATCATCACTTCTACCGTTCCGTATCGTGTTGAGTCATTTACGAATGCTATTGCATCTATTATTGACGGCAGTATCTCCCCGGATACATTTGTTTCGAGTAGCTTCTTCTTTATTCTCCACAGTGATGGATCCAGTGACGCCAACATATTCATAAATACTTTATTATTAACATCTACTTCTGATATCGTAGGCTCTGAGTTCATTATTTTCCTATCCTCCATTTATTTTCTTCTACCTGTTCGTTATAGGTCTTAAACTGAACAGGGGCAATTTGGTAACTTACTGCGAAATATCTAAGCGAGTCTAACGCGTGATCGTAAGCCTTCTCCGGCATATCAGGTTCGTTTACTTCTTCACTTCCGGCGATTTTCTCCTTCCATCTGTATGTTTCAAACTCTTTGATTAGGTTAACACACCTTTTAAATACAAACAGCGACGGGTTATCGCCTTTGTTTGTTTCTTGTACGAAATGTCCGGGTACTGATTTTAGCTTTTCTTGTATCTTCTCTATTCCAAGTCGTGTCCAATTAGGTTGGGATGTGTTTGCTTCCTTCGTTGCCGGGGTTATATAAATTCCTCTTTGTGCGAATTCCTGAATCCACTGTGCTCCTGATGGATCTCCGTAGCTTCTCACTACATTCTTGGATAGTGGGTTGGCATTTATTACCCCGCAGTGATAGTCAATTGTTTGTCCTGAGTTGTAATACTCGTCCACTACCCACCAATTATTATCTTTATCTACTGCGATCCATAAACACGCTGTTGGGTTCGTTGAGCCGAAGTCAAACGTTCTGTATATCTGCCACCCCTGTGGAATATCAAACCCATCTACCGTGTGTACATCCCGGTCAAATGTTCTATAAACCAATCCTACGTATTTTCTAAAGTCTCCCATATACTCTTGTGCGAAGTACTCGGGGGTTGATGTTATCTTGGCTTGTTCTATTCTCTCTTTTGGTAGATAAGGATTGTCGTATGACGTAAACTTCCAAGACTTCCAGTAAGGATTGTCCTTCTGTCCCCGCTCATACATTGAATTGAAATGGTTAAACCCAAGCGGTGTTGAGATAAAAAGTGCAGATCCTCTTCTGAATGCAAGTGTTGGCTCCAAGACCGCGTTCCAGTTATAGTCAAAGTTTCTCATTTGAGCCACTTCATCCAAGACAAGAAAGTCAAACTGCTGTCCTCGGGTTGTCTCTACGTTCTCCCAACCTCGCAGTGTTATCCGGGAGGTATCTCCATCCTTTGCTTTTATAATGATTTCAAGCCTTGATTCGTTTGGTGTTTTAGCCAGTATGTTTTCAGTCACATTTTTTAGCATTGTCCAGGCGATGTTTCTTGCCTGATCGTACGTAGTTGCAAAGTAGGCTATTTCGCTCCCACCCTTTGAGTAAGCACACGCTACCATCTCAAGCACTGAGAGGGTTGTCTTCCCCCATTGTCTTCCGCAACATACCACTCGATACGGATGAGTGTCAGTTGCTACTTGTTTCTGTGATTCGTGTAGGACTATCTGGTGCGATACCATATTTATCTAATAACTCGCTTGGAATTACTAATACTTTCTCACCCGAAATTTGTACACTCGCTTCCTTAAACTGTCTTTTTTCTAACCACCATTTAGCTGTATTAACGTCCCTGTCCTTTACAATGTTATCTACAACCACGTTTTTGGCCACAACATCAGCGTAATGTCGTGCCGCTTCCATTTTCGTCAACAAACCTTCGTGTCTATCTAACCAGTCGTAGTAAGTTTGCTTTGATATACCCGCGTAACTTACTGCCTCATCTACGGTTCCTCCTACCTGGAATATACTTTCAAGTTTCTTGACTGCCTCCTCTGAATACAGCGAAGGTCTTCCCCCTAAATTTTTGGCGATAGCTTTTCCCATTCTTCTTCCCTTCCTATTAACTTAGCGTATCTTTTTCTTATCACATCAACATACTTGGGATCCAGTTCCATCATATAACACACTCTGTCTAATTGTTCCGCCGCTATTAAAGTTGAGCCACTTCCCCCGAACAAATCCATCACTGACCATCCTTCTATCGTGGAGTCACTAATTGCTGCCGCGCATAGCTTTACAGGTTTCATCGTTGGGTGTTCTTCGCTCTTGGTTGGCTTATCGTATTCCCATATGTCTGTCTTTACTTTCCTTTTAAGTATCTTCCCCTCGACTTTTCCTTCTAATTCTATTTTTATATCTCCTATTCTTATAGTTGTCTTCCCGTCTTGGTAGATTATTCTGTTCTTTGCCTCGTACCACACATTTCCTACATCTCTAAATCCTGCGAAGTAGTGATTCTTGTTCTGTGAGTTCCACCCATACAGTATTGGTTCATACTGTTGTTGGTAGTCTGCTCTGCTTAAGGTGAAGTTATTCTTTACCCATATAATAAATGATTGCCAGTGTCCCCCGACTTCTTCAAATGCTTTTTTCAGGTTCGGGAGTTCTTTTGAGCTCATACATACATAAAAGCTCCCGGTGCAGTAGTTCATCATATTTTCCAATGCGTCGTGTAAAAATGCGTAGAATCCCTCATCGCTCATTGAATCGTTTAGTATACCTTTTTTCGTATTCCTGCTGTGAGTGTTCATTGATCCTTGATAGTCTACGTTGTACGGTGGATCGGTAAATACCATCTGAGCCTTTTGTCCGTTCATCAGTTTCTCAACATCTTCCTTGCTTGTGGCACTTCCACACATTAGTCTGTGCTTTCCTAACTGATACACTTCCCCTAATTTGCTCACCTCTTCTTCTGTTATTTCCGGGACGTCGTCTTCTGTTATCTCTTTCATACCTAATAAGACTTTGTCTAATGTTACTGGCGGATTTAGGTCTACCGCGTACCCTGACCAGTCAAAGTCCGGGTAGGCGCTTGAAAGATTCGCAACGAGGTCATCGTCGTAGTATCCTGCACGATCGTTGTCACTCAAAGCGTACTTTAACTTCTCTGCGTCGTCTTTGGGATCTACTACGGATACCCACACCTCGTCTATTCCTAAGTCTCTGTAGGCTCTTAATCGCATATTCCCACCTATTACTTCGTTGTCTTTGGTGATTATTAGTGGCTTGTACTGTCCGAGTTCCTTGACTTGTTTTTTAAGTCTTTCGAAGTCACTCGCTTTTATACTTCGTGGGTTCTGTTCCCACAGTTTTAATTCTGATACTTTACGATAGTCTTTCATAATTTCTTTACTTTGTACTTGTTAATTATATAATTTATTTCCTTCTTTGAATACCTACCTAATACCCCGAATGTTATACCCATCAGTTCTTTTATCTGCGCAATGTTTACACTTTCCTTCTTTCCTTCTAACTTTGCTATCTCTTCTGCCATTTGATTTAAGTTGACAGGTCTCTCCTCGCGGTCTAAGTATCTCGAGATTAATATCCCCGAAACGTACGACACTACTACTATTATTGCTATTCCTACTTCTAAATTCATATATTCTCCCATTAAATTATTACTTGGTGCTCCCCCGCTTAATATAATACCCATATTGCTATCAGGATCCCTATTAAAACCCCGAACCCTACTATCTCTACAGGCCTCTCCTGTATCCACCACCACAGTTCCTTGTACCATTTATCTTTTATTCTCATAAATTATTACCTTTCTTTTTAAATGCGCATCCTTCCCGAAGTTTAGTTCGTGGCTTTCCTTTACTTTATACCCTCTTGGTTTCTCGTACATCTCCTCGTAGGCTCTTACCCCTTCCCACACTACATACTTTGGTTTGAACTTCTTTATCAACTCGTAGTATAGACTCTCCTCGCACTCGCTTTCCGGCGGGTATCCTATCGTCGCTCCGAATAGGCAAATCACATCAAACTTTTCTCCTTCCAATCTATTTGTTAAGTACGTGTCTTCCAGGATCTCAAACTTACAGAACTTATGCTTAGGGCATTTACTTATATACTCTCTCTCCTTATCATTCCCGTAGTACCACTTCGGTTTTTTAGCGTAATTAGCGAATCCCCCTACACCACAGTTTATATCTAAATACGTCAGTCCTTCTTCAAGTGCTTCTGCTACTAACCTATAACGCTCGTCTAACGAACCATTCTCGAGATGTTCCCAGACTACTTCGTTGCCCACAAGCATAGCTCACCCCCATCGTCTTTCAACATTACTTCTGTCCTTACGATTTTAAATAGTTCCCGGATTTCCTTATCTAACCTATCGTATGAATGATAGAAAGCATCCGCGTGTTGTCTATCTCCGTCTGTCCAGGATATCAGTAGTAAGTCTCCGTCTTTTTTCAACACTCTTCTGTACTCACCCAACGCCTTCTTTGTGTCTCCAAAAGGTACGTGATCCAATGTAGATAAATCCATCACTACGTCAAAGCTCTCATCTTGATAGGGCATCTCTCTTATATCCCCCTCAATGACGTTTAGCATTCCTTCTGTGAAGTCCTTTACCTTTGCAACTATCTCCGGGTTTATATCAATCAATGATACCTCTGCTTCCATTAAAGGCGCTATTCCCCAGGGTACAAGGTACGGGTTTGGGTGATGGCTCGGCTCCTGTTGGAAGAAAGGGTATCCGTAATACTCATTTGAGCAGTCCGCTTTCAGTATTTTCTTGTCCTTCCCGTCAAATTTTAACGCCTCTTTTAGGTATCTTTTATATAAGTCTGAGTATCTTTTATCTTTTAGCATAAGCAATCAGGCATCCCATATCGTGTGCCTCATATTCCTTTGTAATTTTAATACTTTTAAATCCCGCCTTCTTTAGTTGATATCTTAGTTTAGTCTCATTGAACCAACTCAAGTGTCTGTCATACGGTGTTGTACAGGCTCCTACTAAGATGTCTCTGCATCTGTCTATATTATTGTAAAAAGGTGATAGTGGTTCGTCACCCGCGTTGATTGCCATCATATTATCCAGGGCCCATTCTATGTCCGGGACGTTTATCTGTACATACCCGCCGTCTTTCAGGCAATCGTACCAATGCTTTAATGTTCCTTGGGAGTCTTTAATATGTTCTAAAAGGTGGGATGCGTAGATAGCTTCTATCTCTCTATAGGGTATATCTCTTGCGTCTATCTTCTCTATCTTTTCGTTTCTTGGATCTATGTCCGAGTACACCCACGTGTCGTCTACATACTTCGAGTGATACGGATGCGGTGGATAATCAAATACCCCGAGTACAAGTTTCATTCTTTGTTTCTCCAGTATTCTTCGTATCTTTCAGATTCGTCTTTTTCAAATAATGACGCCACCCAGGCCGCCACGCATATTGAAATGTAAACCGCTACTGATACTAAAATAAATAAACACGCGACATAAATTATTTCGAGCAGCATATTATCCCTTTCAAATTAACCCTCAAAGGTGTAGGCGAGTAGTAGAAAGTTACCTGCCCTGAACTTTGGTCTCACCCACACCCTTCAAGGTTAATTGTTCTCCATCGTGTCCTTATATAGTTCCTTGTATTCGTTTTTTATTTGCTCGAGCTCCTCTTGTCTCCATTGGTGTACTTGGTTCTTCTTCTGCCAGAACTCTTGTACCTTCTCAAGCCCGTATAGTTCAATCATCTTTGGTGTGTATTCGTCTTTGTTTCCTGACTTATATATATTACACCCAACGCATTGCGCGTGAACCAGGTCTTCATCAAATAATACTGATGCATTCCTTCCGTCTATGAAGTGTCCTGCTTGTAAACTCTTAAACGGGTACACTTTACCGCAGGTGAAGCATCTCCCTTGTTCTTTGGATCCCATTGTCACGAGGCAGTCTCTTAGTCTTATGTACTTACTAAATTGTTCCCACGCCTCTTTTTTCAGTTTACTGATTGATTTTCTTTTTGGCATTTTTAATCACTAACTCTATTTCCTCTACTCTGTTCTCTAAGGATACTAACCTATCTTCTAACAAGTCAGTCTTTGTAGGTATGTCGAAGTTTAGGTATTCTCCGTTCTGTTCTACACTTATCGTCACTTCGTCTCCTTCCTTCCATCCGTCTACTATCTCGAGCTTCTTATCTCCCCACTCTTTATCGAGATACATTGAGAGTTTCCCTCCTGCTGTATCTAATATAACCATATTATACCCTCTACCTTTTTTGCTTATACCTGATCTTATCTCAAGACCATTTATCTTTACTTTTTGTATCATTTTAACCTTTCAGAACTTTATACGCTTCCGGGTATTCGGTTTTCAAGATATCGTCTATCTCTTCCGAAGTTAAACCCTTAAATCGTTTATATGAATTATACTTGTCGTTGGATTGCCAGTCCATAGTTGCTTCAAATGCCGGTACCTTTTTGTCTTTTAATGCTGTGTTGTATTTTTCCACGATCGTGTTTAGCTCCTCTTCGTAGTCCTTCGTGTCTAATAGGTAAGTCTCTACCCTGTAGTCGTCTGTTGCCACGTAGTCTATGCAGAACCTATCTGTCCCTAATGCCAGGGCATAAAGACAGGCCTGGAGGGTGTGTTGTTTGTCCGGCTTTCCTTCCTTTTGGATCCTTTTAAACTTCATATTTGATACTGAT